ATAATATACAGCATCAAGAAGTTATATCGACTATACGGAAAAGAAAATACCCACTCGTACCATTCAGATCGAAATCCAACGGACTCCATTTAATTTTATTTATTGAAGGTGCAATTCCTGCATCTGCAATGCGTAAAAAATTAATTGAATTAGCTTCTGACCTAGGTATCAATGATACCACTACAGATATTTTTCCTGCACAAGATGAAGTGGATCTTACTCCAGATAATTGGGATGAAAAAAGAAAAGGTAATTTTGTAAACTTACCATATCAAAAAGCACACATGACAACTAGAGTTGCAATGGATGATCAATGCAATTCAATAAACATAAATGATTTATACAAATTTGTATCTAAGTATAGGTTAAAGCCTGCAGAATTTAAAAAATTAAAAATATTTCAAGATGATGAAACAAAAGATTACCCACCTTGTGTTGTAAACTTTATGAAAAACAAAGTTAAAAAAGGTGAAGGTCGTAACGATGCCATGTTTAACGTAGCTGTCCTAGCAAAAAAAATTAATCCTGATCCTGTTATGTATCAAGATTGGACAAGAGATATGATGGGAAAGGTTTGTGAAGAAAGATTACATCCAAAAGAATTAGAAAACATATTTAAAGGTGTCGAAAACAAAGAGTATGCTTATAAATGTAAAACATCAATTGCAAGAATGCATTGTGTATCTGGTGAATGTGTAAAAAGAAAATTAGGTATTGGTGCTAATGAAGCATTACCTGAAGTTGGTAAACTAATAAAAGTAAATTCATATCCAGAACCATATTGGATTTTACCTATTCAAGGTAAATCTATAAGATTATCAACTAAACAATTATACCAGCAGCAGTTGTTAGGAGAACAACTTTTGAACTACGATATAGTATGGCGACCACTTAAACCAACTAAAAGAGATCCAGACCCGTACAGGGATTGGCTTGATGAGTTGATGTCTAACAAACAAGACATGGAAGGTTTCGATGCAACAGAGGAAGGTAGTGACGTATTTAATTCTAGAATGTCTAGATTTTTAGAAGATGTTGAGGATACAACAGAGTTTGATCAAATAGACTCTGGTAATATATGGCGTGATGAAGTTGAAATGAGATTTAAATTAGAAACATTTAGATCATTTATGAAAAAGATGGGTTACAATTGGAATGAAAAAGAATGTACAAGATTTTTAGAACAAGGTGGCGCAAAGCCAAAAGCAAAATTCAAAGGTATACAAAGCAGACATTGGATTGTACCTTTACCAAAACAACAGGAACACAAAAATAAAGATGTCAAATTTACTAAACCAAAGGCTGCGTGGGAAGACAATTAAAATATTTGGTCCTCCAGGCACAGGTAAAACAGAAAACTTACTAAAACGTGTGCAACGTTATCTTAGGCAAGGATACTCTCCTGATGAAATCTGTTACGTATCTTTTACAAACAAAGCTGTAAATGAATGTGTTGCAAGAGTAAGACAAAGATTTAAAGAATATGATGAGGATGATTTTAAATATTTTAGAACATTGCATTCTTTGGCTCGACAGCAGTTTGCTGAAATTCCTGTATTAGATCCGAAAGCTGACATGTTAATGTTTCATACTCAATACGGAACTGTAAAAGTTAATTACAAAGAGGGCCATGATGATGCGAAGGTTTATAATAATTGGTCCTTACAAATATATGATAGAGCAAGAAACATGAAGGTAGATCCTGTATGGCTCTACAAACAACAATCTAGAAAAGCTGTGAGGTTACAACAATTCAAATCAATTATAAATGGTTACGAAGAATTTAAGACAATGGAACTGGAGAACGGACAACGGACACCTGACAGATTAGATTTTACCGACATGGTGCAAAGATATATTACTGATGGTTTGGTGATACCATTTAAGGTGTTAATGGTTGATGAAGCTCAAGATCTTACACCTTTGCAGTGGGACATGGTAGTAAAGATAGCTGAAGCTGTAGACAGAGTTTACATTGCAGGTGATGATGATCAGGCAATCTACGAATGGAATGGTGCAGATGTTAATTTGTTTCAAACTTTTCCTGGCAAATCATTAGTTTTGAAAAAAAGTGTGCGCTTAAATAAAAACATACATTACTTTTCTAATTGTATTTTACATTCTATGGGCAGCAACAGAATAGAAAAAGAATTTTATTCTAATGGTAAAGAGGGGTCTATACAAAGATGGAATGGATTAAAAAAAGTGCCTTGGGATTTAGATGGTAGTTGGATGGTATTGGCTAGAATAAATGACGTGAAGAGAGAGCTGCAGCAGGAGGCAAAGAATCTTGGTTTGTATTATCAAGATCAAAAAAACAATAAATCATTTGACCCGAATCAATTTATGGCGATTCAATTATGGGAGAAAGTTTGCGAGGGTGGTGCGATAGCACGAGAAGAAGCCTGTATCATGTATGAATATTTATTAAACATAGACCACGGATACCGGTCACAGGACAGCAAAAAATGGTCTTTTGCACACCCAAATCAAGTGTTTACTTTTGACGAATTACATTTAAGGTGTGGTATGCGAGACGAGAAAGGTCCTTGGAATCAGGTGTTTAAAAGAAAATTTAAAGATAAAGATAAACAATATTTCAATAAATTAATGAAAGAAGGTGTGGATCTTACGCAGCCACCTAAAATTATAATTGATACAATACATCAAGTCAAAGGTGGAGAAGCAGATAATGTGGTGCTAGCCAGTAAATGTAATTTTCCATCACATTTCGACAAAAAGAATTTAGCAGAAAAAGTAAAAGAACTTCGAGTTTGGTATACGGGTGTAACTCGATGTAAACAAAATCTACATCTGCTAGGTACAAACCATCAATATAACTTTCCATTAGGAAAGTATTTTAAATTATACGAGGCAAACTATGTTTAGACAATTAATACTTAGTGCGCTGGAAGATAGATACAACGCACAAATATCTGAAGCCGAGGCTACACTTAAAATATATTTAGAAAAGCCTGTAGCAATTGGTGAACACCCGCAGCATATAGAAGAAGCTGATAAGTTAGTTGAAAAAATATCACAAGCTGAAGAGAAAATAAGAATACTGCAGGAGTTTAAATTATGACAAACAAAGATATGTTTGATGATGTGTTTCCGCAAGATAGACAAGTTGGAGGATCCCATTACAAATTTTTTACCATTCAACCATACGAATTCATTGCTAAAAATGATTTATCTTTTTTTCAAGGAAACGTTATTAAATATGTTTGCAGGTATAAACATAAAAATGGTATTGAGGATTTAGAAAAAATAAAACATTACTGCGAGTTAGAAATCAAAAAATTAAAAGACACAAAGAAAAAATGACAATACAATATGGATTAGGCATGTTGGGTGTCGGGATAATTGCAATTTTTGTGGCAGCTATTATAACATATTTTATTTTTAAAAAACTATGACACACCAATTAAATTTTATTTACAATGATTCTGATTGGGTTTGTCCTAATGAATACCCAGATTTAAGACATGCCAAAGAAATAGCAATCGACCTTGAAACTAAAGATCCTAATATAAAAACAAAAGGTGCAGGTTGGGCTACCTTTGATGGACATATTGTAGGTTTTGCTGTGGCTGCATTTGATCAGCAATGGTATTTTCCCATTCATCACGATGCAGGAGGCAACATGGACTCTGCAATTACTACTGCATGGATGCAAGAAGTTTTAAAAACACCTGCCACTAAAATATTTCACAATGCTAGTTATGATGTCGGTTGGCTGCTTGTAAATGGTTTTGAAATCAATGGTCCTATTGTAGATACGATGATAGCTGCTGCACTTATAAATGAAAATAGATTTAGTTTTAGCTTAAATGCATGTGCAAAAGATTATTTAGGAGAGATTAAAAACGAAACATTTTTAAATGAAAAAGCAAAAGAGTGGGGTATTGATGCTAAGGCAGATCTTTGGAAACTTCCTGCAGGTTACGTGGGTTTTTATGCAGAGCAAGATGCAGGTCTAA